AAGAGCGAGAGTCCTGAAGACAGCCTTCAGGACGACTACAAGCGGGATTACGAGATCGCCAAGCACCTCGCCACGATTGACGCCAGGTACAAGGACGCGCCGCAGAAGATACTGGCAGAGCATGCCCGCGTGGAGGACTACGCGCGACGCTGGGAGCAGGCTAACCCAGGCAAGGTGTTCGATCCAGCCGGCGAGGACCACAATGAGTTCTACGCCTCAATAGAGCGCCCTTGGTCGGACGACGAGTTTGTTGACGCTCGCGCCGACATGATCGCCGAGCGCAAGGCTGCGCAGAAGGTCTCGAAGCTCGAAGAGAAGCAGAAGGCCATTGAGGAACGGGAGGCCAAACGTGAACTCTCCGGCGCCGCAGCGCAGACGGTGAACACAGTCGCCATGCTACTTGCCAAGAACGTGGACGAGACAGCGCACGAGCTGATCGTCAAGGATCCGCAGGGATTCGCCAAGTTACAGGACAACGATCCAATCACTGCCGATGCTTTGGTCGAGGCTCTCAATGCCTTGGCGCCTCGTATAGAAACCGCAGTCCTCGTGGATGACCCGCAGCAGCGAATCTCCTTCGACCATAAAAACAACAGGGACCACAAGGAGTGGTTGGATTACCTCTACGACAAGGAGGCGCAGTACGCCGGGCAGGCGGATGACAGGGGAAGGATTTTCGCCTCACGCAATGAGTTCGTGAAGCTGCCTCCGGCCCAGCAGGCGCGCAGATGGTACCTCACGGCCGATCACCTCATCTCTGAGATGGTCGCGGACAAGGTAATCGAGGTCAAAGACCGCATCCAAAAAGAGCGGGAACGCGGGAAAAAAGTGGCGGCGGCACTCGGCTATGTCCCGAAGGAGTCGAAGAACGGGGAAACCACAAAGGAAGCTCAGAAGTCGGATGTGACTAAAACGACCGAGACGAAGAAAGAGGAAACCACCACAACCACAGATACAAAGCCGGTGTCTCCATCGGTCGGTAGTGGCGCAAAGATCGACACTCAGGGTGAAGGAAAGAAGACCCCATTCGACGACCTGTGGGGCAAAACAGGAAAAATCCTCTTTGGCCGTTGACAAATGGGACATTGATGCACGGCTGTTAACCTGCAATTCCGCAGGCCCAGCTACGATGCACAATGGCTGTCAGCGCAAATATCTTCGAGAAATGTCTCCCGGCAATCGGGAACAACATCAATGAGTGCGGCGCAGTAACTAGCTGCGATGTGCTTACCGCAGAAGCCGACGAATTGGCTTCTATCTTCACCGACGGTTCCGACTTTCGGGATCTCAAAGCCCTCCTAGCCACGCAGTTTGAAATCAAGGCGTGTGGCGCCAAACAGAACGGGCTCTACGACTTCCTGATGTCGAACAAGCGGCTGATGAACAAACCGATCAAGCCGAACTCCCTTGGCCCCGGCAACTCAGAGGTCGATCCTTTCGTTCTGGCCTACCAAAGGAGCGTCATAAACGCGGAGTATTGGAGTGTGGTGAACCTGTTCAACTCGGCTGGAAGCACCTATGTCATCCATGTGCGGAGCCGCACCAACATCCCGCTGGACGTGCGGTGGTTTGTACCGGGAATGCGGATCTTCGTCATGGCTCGCACGTCGGCCGGCACGGCGCTGCGCGGCTCGTTCGTCGTGGTCTCTGCTCAGACTTCCACATTCGGCGGCAACGACACGATTCTCGTCACCGCTACCGCAGAGAATTCCACGCTTGGCTGGGTAGCCAAGGCGGCCTTCACTGGTTTCACTGGCGGTTCACCACTCGCGGCGGCCTTCCTCGTGCGCGGCACCAATAATGTTCAGGACGTGGAACGCTGGTGCTACAATCGGCCGGCGCTGAACGACCGGAAGCACGTTCCGTTCTGGTGGCAGGTAAGCCGGCACACGATGTGTACGGATCAACTCTACGAGCACTGGTTCAATCGGCTGAGGGAGGGCAATGAGTACTTCCGACTCTTCGGCAATGTCGATGCGGCCGAGCGGAATCGACAGCTCGGAATGATTCAGCAGCGGGAGTGGGTCAACTCCTTCTTCTGGAACAAGCGGATCAGCGCCAACCAGACGTTGAACACCTACCGATCTCTTGATGAGATAGTCACGTTCTCGAACTCGACTCAGGGACTTTACCTCCCAGGAGAAGGCCGCTGCGTCGGGCGCCGCGCCAATGCGATTGGCGTGTACGAGCAACTCGCCGAATGCGGCAGGGTGTTCGACCTGCAAAACAACACACTCAACCTCATCGAGCTTTTCGAGCAGATCATCTACGACATCTACCGGGCGCGCGGAGACCAGGGCATCCCGAACGATGTAATCGAGATCTTCACCGACAGCTTCACCGCGCAACAGTTCCAACGCGGCATGATCCGCTACTACAACACCCGGAGCGAAGGTCTAGCCCGATTCGTCATCGACACCAAGCAGGTGATGATGGGCCAGATGGGCAAGCTGGGCTTCAACTACGACGAGTACAAGCTCCAGTACCCCATCGTGACGATCCGCATCGTGACGCACCCGTTCTTCGATGACTTCGCATCGGCTGCTAACGACGAGGGAATCCAGAGCACTGGCCGCTTCCTGTGGATTCTCGACTTCACCGGGATCTACCCGGGCATCCTCAGCTCCAACCGCAAGGTGCATCGCACGGGCGAGATCGAGGCACTGGCCAAGGTGGATACCGATTACGCCTGCGTGATGGAAAACCCGACACAGGAGATTTCCTTGAACTCGCTCATGTGGACCGCCGTGGTGGAATGCCCAGCGAACAGTGCGATCATCGAGAACTTCAACGACAATATCCCAGAGGGTGATACGGCCCATTATCCTTACTCCGACATCTACGAGTAATCTTTGGCGGCTCGTGCTCACGCCCCGGAGTTGCTCCTTGCAACTTCGGGGCTTTTGGTTATCAAATCGCGCCCATGAAATATTACCGTAAGGAGATTGCAGAGCAGGCCATCTGGATCTTCGGCCAACCCTTCCGCTTCGACTTCCTTGCGACGGAGGAACAGACCCTCATCCACGAACTCGACAAGTGCATCGCCAAGCAGCGCGGCGGCGTCATCGGTATCACCAAGGAAGAGTACGACGTGGAGGTAAAAAAAAAGGAGACCGAGAGTTTCTTGCAAAACAGCTCGAAGCCGCTTCATCAGCGACACGAACTCAAAGCAATCCCGCTCCCCCAAGATCGGCGTGCTGTGGAGGTCGTCGCTAATCCTGGCGGACGGCGCAATGGGATGTTTGCCCAGCCGCAGAGGGGCAGGGATGGGACAGTGCTCAACGGAAGGCAGGACGCGCCGATGCCGGACCCGATCCAGATTCCGAGCCCGACGCAGTTCCTCACGCCGCCAGTGGCGAATATCTCAGAACAAAAGAAGTGAAGGCGTTGGACTTATTTTGTGGCGCAGGCGGTGCGAGCGCGGGGCTTTACCGCGCGGGCTTCACCGTGGTTGGTATGGACATCAATCCGCAGCCGAGATACCCGTTTGAATTCATTCAAGGTGATGCGATGTTAGCAGATCTTTCTGGTTACGATCTTATATGGGCCTCTCCTCCGTGCCAGCGTTACACAAGAGCGCAGAACGCGGCCAAAAACGCACACGCGCACCCAGACTTGATTGCTCCAGTGCGAGAAAAACTGGAGGCGTGGGGTGGTCCATGGATCATTGAAAACGTTGTTGGCGCCCCACTGCGGAATCCGGCTATGGTTTGCGGATTGTCACTCGGGTTGAAGGTAAAACGGCACCGGTTATTTGAATCAAACATGCCGCTCACAGCGCCGCCATGCGGTGATCACAAGCAGGATTATTACGTGATCTTTGGCCACGAATGCCGTAACCGCAGACACGGCGCCGCCGCTGGCCGAAAAAACAAGATCGCTGTTGGCCGAGAAGCAATGGGCATCGAATGGATGACTCGCGGAGAACTCTCTGAGGCGATTCCACCTGCGTACTCCGAGCTTCTTGGGCGGCAGGTCATTGAGCAGCTCCAACTAAAAGTCGCCTAATGTCCATCGAATACCAACCCTTCGACACCTTTCGATCCACAGTGCAACAACTCGTGGCTCCAGAGGATTTGGCGGAGCAGTTAGCGCCATACTTCAGGGACCAGGTGGGCAATGCGCTGTCGGACATCCAGACTCTCATCGAAGGTTTCCGCTCGATGAACGTCATGCTCTTTGGCAAGGCGGACGTGAACGAGTTCTGCGCGGCTTCGATCTTCCAAGGTCCGGTGGGCAAAGTGACGCAACTTTTCGCCTACAAGCCGGGCAAGGACTGCCGGAAGCTCTACTACCAGCGGACATCGGTGGCCGCCGTGGACTGCTGGATGGAGCGGCAGAGGTGCGTCCTCTGTAACGCCAAAGATCTTCCATCGCACCAAATCTACGACAGCCCGTACTGTAACTACTGGTTGGAGGGAGACGAAGCCTGTGGCCCGCCTTACCTACTCACGGAGCCGGAGGATGACTGTAAGTTCAGGGGGCTTGATGACGACGATAGGATCTTTGCAGTTGGCCCGTACTACAAAGTCTACGCGGCACCGAGGTTCCCGTGCGGCTACAACCTTCTCCTCCAGTGGCAGGGCGTGAACCGCAAGTGGAACGACAGCGATCTCGTTCCGGTAGACCAGCAGCTCCGCGAGGCTGTGACCAACTACGTCGAGCACAAGGTCGCCATGAAGGAGAAGGACACCGGGACATCTAAGTTCTACTTTGATGCCTACACGGTTAATCTGCGGACGATTCGCTACCGCTATGGGGATGAGCATGACACGGAGGCGAAGCGAGATTGTTCGGCTGGGGTGGAACAACTCATGGCCGATGCTCATTCGTTGTATCCAACACCAGCATACGCCCCATAACGATGCCCTCACCTTCCACGCCCTCGAATTTTTGCGATGCCGTACCGACAGCGCAGTCAGATCTGTGTGTAAAAGTTTCAAAATTCTTCGGCATCGCGCAGTTGCTATGCGACTTTTTTTCTTGGTTCCTTGACTCTGATGGATCGATCTCGACCACCGCGAAGACGGAGATTGCCAGCTTCTTGCTTCCTCCCGGTTTCGTCATGTACAGCGCCTCAGCTAACGCTGGAGACGCATGGCTATTGGCGAACGGCCAGGCAGTTTCACGGACCACTTACGCAGCCCTGTTCAGCGCCATCGGAACCCGGTACGGCGCAGGCAACGGTAGCACGACGTTCAACGTGCCAGACATTCAGGGGCGCTCGCCGATTGGCGCTGGCAGCGGAACCGGCCTGACGTTCCGAGACATCAACGCGCCGGATGTTGGGGAGGAAAGCCACACGCAGACGGTGAACGAGTTAGTCGCCCACAACCATCCGCCAAAGGCGCCGATGACGGAGATCTTTGGTCGAGTCGCTGCCGGTGGGCTGAATGTGTCACTTGGGGCCGGCGCTCAGTACAGGACAGACCCGATTGAGGATACGGGTGGCGGGCAGCCGTTCAATGTGGTGCATCCTTGCACTGTGCTCTACCCATTTGTGAAGACGTGAAAAATGGCTTCCGCCGACTTCAAGAACGTCACGATCAAGGGCACGGTTGGTGTCTTTGATTCGCTGTCGTCAAACGATGAGGTTGGCGCTGGTAACTATCGTTTGGTCAAAAATGCGGTCGCCCGCGCCACACGAAATCGACAGCGAGGCGGTGGCTGGAGACGATTGTTTGCGGATGACGAGCCATACGGGAACGCGGACCTCCACGACCAACTCATCGACCTCCAGTCCTACTACGGCTCCTACGTGGGTCACGCGATGGGCGGCGGGGATCAGAGTGGTCTCGGTTATCCCTACCAGTATCCGGCGACAACGATCCCGGCGCATGACGTGTTTCCTCCTGCGGCCGGGCCGTACTGCCCAGCCTACTACCCGGACTACGGTGAGAGCTACGGTGGCTGCGACATCTTCTACCCATTCGTGGGGTATCCATACGTTTTCCATACTCCGATTCCTGGGGCCTGCAACACTGGGTACCCGTTTTACTTCCCGTTCTCGTACCTCTACGCCTCATGCCCCACGTTCATTCCCGAGCAGGACATTGAGAGCTACCCCTACGGCTACTCCTTCCCAGTTTACTCCCCGGAGTTCGCCTACGACTACATCTACTGCGGGGACGACACTTTCTTCCGGCCGGGATGCCGCGAGGCCATAACTGCTCTCGGGGAACTGGTGCTCTCGACCGGAAGGAAACTTTTCGCGGCGACGATGAGCCGGGTGTACGAATATAACCAGAGTTCCGGCAGTTGGCGAATCCTCGCTGATGGCCTCGGGAACTCCAGCTACACGGCGCTGCAATGCACTTGTAACTCGGTGAGGGGGATCTTTGCCAGATTCGGGTCGTACCTCATCTTCTCGAACAACTTCGATCCGGTGCTCATTTACCTGCTGGGTTCGGACCCGAATGAGTGCAGCCAGCAGGCGATGCAGCCGATTACAGACCTCCTTGCTCTTGGCATAACGAGAGCAGGAGGGGCTATCGAATGGAAGGGCTTCCTCTTCATCTGGGATTACGAGGAGAACGGGGAACGCAAGGGCGGCGACGTGAGGTGGTCGGACTTTGAAGATCCGAACTCCTTCATCGAAAGTGATACTAGTGAGGCGGGCTTCGGGACGATTGGTGTGGGCGAAACCATCCTGAACGCCGCACCGCTGGGGAACTGGCTCATCTTCTACACGGACAAAAGCATGATCCGCGTGAGCCTAGTCGGCGGCGAGGACGTGTTCAACTTCGAGAGGATTTATACCGGTAGTCAATCTACGGGCGATGCCCTGAAGTACAAGTTCAGCCTCATCAATGCCGGAGACATGCACCTGTACCTCGGGGAGAGCGACCTCTGGGCTTTCACACAGTTCGATACGCGGCCTGTGATGGTGCCGTGGATTACGAAAGCCTGCGGGATGATCTTCCTGGGCATCACTGAGGACGATGCGACCTACGAGCGAATCAACGAGGAGATGTGCAATCTCGTTACGGGCGGCTACAACGAGAGGACGAAGGAGGCGTACCTCTCCTGGCCGAGCGGCGATAATGCCTGCCCTGACGTGACGCTGCGGTTCAACCTTAAGTTCTCGACGGCAGATCTTGTGGACCACGGCTTCACGGCGTTCCAGACGTTCCGCAAGGAGCTGCGGCCGACGTTTGGGCAGTGGCTGGAAGACCTTGGAGTTTGCGAGCGCGGAACGCAGGTGGCCATCGGGCCAAGGGACGGCCCAATCTGCCCAGGAAGCGGTGAGGAAGTCGTTAATCCGCCGCTCTACATGCGAAATCCCACAGAGGACGCGGACCTGCCGGTGCATCCCGACTCCTTGTGCGCGCGGCTACAGGGGAAAACCCTGGACGATTTCTGCCGGGACTGCGCCGCGCCAGCGACGTTCATCATGGCCAGTGCCACGGATTTTACCTTGAAGCAGGCTGAGGATGACATCTACTACAGGGAGAGGCTGGCGTTCCAGCCTGCGCCGTGTGCTACGATTGAGTTCACGGCTGAATCTACGCCGGAACCGCCGCAACCAGAAGCCGAAGATATGCCACTACATTCAGCAGTTTACGATCCGACTCGCGGAAAGATTTTCGCCGTGCGAGGCGGCAGAGTCTTCAAGTTCAATGAGACTACGTTGGCCAAAGAAAATGAAGTGCAATACGCAGGCCCGACGCTCTCCGATAGCTACATTGAATACGACGCCGTACGGGACAAGCTGTGGGTTACTTACTCTCCTAATTTCAACGCTCCACCTGGAAATACAAGCCCAACCAACGACAAGTATATCTACAAGCTTAATCCTGACAATCTGGCTTTTGAGCAGACAATAGGCGTCTTGGCGCAGTTGATCACCCCATCCACTCAGGGTTACATGTGCAACCATGTCATACGAAATTTACGTAGCAACGACGTTCAACTAGCTTTTCACATCACACAAACTGGCGGCAGCAACGGCGGGGTATGGATTATATTCGACCCAGACAATCTTCCTGGAAACGTATGGACGCGCTCCAACACTGCGAGTAGATGGGGAACTCTGGCTCCTCATCCAAGCACTACGGATTGGCAGTACGTGGACGACGACAGTTACAACGATGGAGTTATACGAAGGACGAATGCCGCAGTCTTTGTAGAATCAGGAGGTGGATACCCGGTTATCGGCTCCAAC